CAACGTTTACTTTTTTCAGGTTGTTCTGCTGTGTGGTAAATGTTTCCATTAAAAATAACAAGTCTACCTTGTTTTGGTTTTATTTTTTTTATTATCTTTTTATTTTTTAAAAATAAAGTGCAACCATCTGAATCAATAACATAATATAAATAAACTAAATGTGGATCTTTAAGATCGATATGAGGTGTATCAAAATTTTTATTTAATAATTTTTTATTTAAAGGTAATTGTAATATTGCTCTAGCTCTAATTATGTTTTTATCTTTTACAATAGGCTTTACCATGTCAAAAAAATTACTATTAATGTTATAGTTTTTTAAAACAAATTCATGAAATAAAGCAGGTCTTTTTTGTTTGCCTTTTTGATAAGAAACATCTTGAGCAAAATACCAAGGAAAATTTTTTTGTAATCCAAACATGGTTTTCTTAATTTTATTTTGCATACTTTTAGATATGCAATTTTCTACTATTTTAAACATCTTTAACCATATCTTTCGGTACTGCTTGTATATTAAAATGTATAAATCTAAAAGGTTCTCTTCCATGATCTACTATAAATTCATGTTCTAAGTAACCAGGAAATATAAGTAAGGTTCCTGGTTGAGGTCTAAAGTGAACAAGTTCCGTACCATTAACAATTTTTTTTATCTCTGGTTTCATAGCTAGCTTTGTAGCTCTAGCTCCGGTTCGTGGTTCATGAAAAACAGGAAAAGATGTTTTTTCATTTGCTTTTAAAAAATAAAATCCAGATACGTGTTGGTTCCAATGAATATGTGCTGAATGATGACCACCACCTTTTTTACTAAACTCTTGTACCCACAACTCAGTAAACATTGTTGTATATTTTTTCATGTCATAACCATGGTCGTCTAAAAATTCCCAACATTTTTGACCTACATAATTTCTAAAATCTAAAAAATTATTATCTTTTGTTAAAGGAGTTGAGTGATGAGAATAACCAAAATCTTTATTTTTTTTTATTATTTTTTTATCCCTTGTTCTTGCATCTTTAATATATTTATCAGTAGCTTTAATTAAAGATTTTAAAAATTCTGTTTTTTGTTCAGACCAAATAGGAGTTTTAAAATATTCGTTTACATTCATACTATTTAAATGGATATCCTAAGTTCCATAGAACTAAAGAATACCTTGTTCCTTTCATTACCGGTTTAACCCTATGCCACAAAAAAGAAGGAAATACAATAATAGATCCTTTAGGTAAGATTTCTTTTGCTTGTTTTAAATGTTTAAATTCATCTCTCATGTGTGGATCATAGTTTCTAAAATCAAATTCTAATTCTCCACCAGTATACTCTGAGCCATCTGTTAGTTGACAAGTAACCGAAAGCTTTCTAATTTTTCCGTGTTCAGGATCACCTGGTCTATCATAGGGTTTATCAAAACTATCGCTATGCCAATCATAGTATTGATTTTGTTTATATTTTGTAAACTGACAAGATTCTGAACTATCCCATTCAAAATTCCAACCGGCATTTTTATTAGCTCGATGAATATAAGGATGTATTTCTTTATATATCCAAGGATCGTTTAACCAAGTTATATTTGAATTTCTTTTTATTTTTACTTTTTTAATTACTTCTTTATTTTTTTCATCATGTTTTACACCACCTGTTACACCTAGTAGTTCTTTTTTACTTAAAGCATATTGAATAAGCTCATCACAAAAACGTGGGGGAAGAGCAGATTTAAAATACCAATAATAATTAGATATATTCATAGGTAATTGTTTGAATAAAATTTAAAGAATTTTTTTGATTATTATTTATATGGTACATGTTAGTTGATGGAAACATAATAAATTTATTGGTTGTTAAATCCATGTCCCAACTTCTACCTTTTCTTCTATTATCATCGTAATAAATTCTAACACTACAGTCTTCAACTTTAACGCCATATAACACTGTAAAATCAGGAGAGTCTTTAAGATCTATTGGATTTATATTTAATAAAGGAGGACTTACTTGTAAGGGTTTATATATATTTCCAGTTATTTTTTTATCTATCAATTGAAATTTATGTTTTAATAAAATATATTCTTTTATGTAAGTAGATACTTTATTAAAAGTATTAGAAAAAAGAAAATCAGTTCCAGTAAAATCAGCTTCTAGAATATGATGTGATAAATCATTTCCATCTATTTCCCAATCTTTGGGCATTTCTACATCGCCAAAATATATGGCTTGTTCTGTCATTACTTTCTTTTGCATACCTATTAATGAAAGTAATATTGTTTACTCTAACTGTCAATAAAATTATTCTGCGGGAGTTGTTTTATCCCAAGATTGTTCACTTTCATTCCATTCATAGTGAACACGATTTTGCATTTCTTCTTCAGTTAAATCATCAGGTTCTGTGCCCAATGGAGATTCCCAACTTGCAGTTGAGATATTTTTAATCCAAGAAGGATAAGGTTTTGGTGACCAAAAAATACTATTTACCGAATCCCAAATATAACCAGTTCCGGGATAGTTTCCTCTAAAAGGAGTTCCGCCTAATTTATGTGTATTAGCGTCTGTATTATATGAAGTTTGAATCCATAAATGAGCAGGCCAATTATTATGTTGTTCTAAATATGCTTGTCCAACTGACTCAGTTTCAACACCTTCAGCATTAAGCATATCTAAATTGTTAAATGCTAAAACTGTAAGTACTTCGTTCTCTTCTGTTATTTTTGCAAATGATGCCATATTATTTACCTATTGAAATTTATACCTTACTATTACTATACCTGATCCACCGGTTCCACTTATTCCTGGTCCAGGAGAAGCAGCTCCGCCACCAGCTCCGCCACCTGAGTTAGCTGTTCCGTTATCAGCAGACCCCGGATTATAACCATCACCGCCACCACCTAAACCACCAGTTCCAGCTGTATTGGCTCTAGAACCGCCGCCACCGCCACCAGCAAAATAATAAAGACCGTCACTTGGATGTACTACACCACTAGTTCCAAAAACAGTACTAGGTAATCCACCACCAACTCCACCATTTCCAGCATTTTGACCACATTGAGTTCCACCAGCTGCTAATGCACCGCCACCACCACTGGCAGCCCAAGCAGGACCTTGGTTGTTAAGTTGAGCACCACCTGGATTTCCTTGAGGAGGACTTACTGGAGGAGTGTTTCCAGCTCCATAACCATTTCCACCACTATAACCATTTGCATTTCCACCGCCTGATCCACCGTCTGCACCGCCACCACCGTCATTGGCTCCACCACCACCACCGGCTGAAGAAACTCCTAATCCACTTGATGCATTTCCATTACCACCTACAGTGCTTGGACTAGGGCTAGGAGAACCGTTATTACCACCATTACCTACTACAATTGAATAACCTTGTGCTGTTACTGTAACACCAGGAGTACCTACTACAGGTTCTGCGGGTGTACATGCTTGATCATAAGTTGAACTAGAAGCTCTATAACCTCCAGCACCACCACCACCTAAACCAACTCCTCCGGGAGGAGTTCTTGCTCCACCACCACCACCGGCTACTACAATGTAATCTACCATGTTATTATCATTAACTGCAGATACAGAACACACGGTAAAAGTTCCGGGGCCTGTAAATGTATGGAGTTTATAATCTCCTTGTTCTGAAATAGTCCCACCTGTTGCAACTAAACTACAAAAAGGAGCACTTCCTCCAGCACCAAATCCTAAGACTTGATAACCAAAAGATTTACCTCGGGTTGATTTTTTTTTATTTGAACTCTTGCCTTCAACAGTAAGAGGTTGATTTAATTTGTCTCTCATATCTAAATTCCTTATGCGTCGTTAGCCGCGTCAGTAGTAAAGAATAATTTGATACCTAGAACTCTACATTCACCGGTAAATGTATCACCACCGTCTGCTGCGTCTCTATATAATTGAAAGTAAGATTGCTCACCTGCTGCAGGAGATCCCGCAACTGTCATTGCACTACTTTCAGCTGCAATTTGTTGATCTTCAACTGTTCCAATACCAGCATCTGTAACTTCGATTGCTGTTCCATATGCAACATCGATAGTATCACCGTCTGCACATGCAACACCTTGTAAACCAAAAATAGCATTCCCTGTGTTAGTCGTGCTAGGTGCCCAATAAACTTGGTAAGTTAAAGTACCTTCGTTCCATGACTTAGGCATTCCAATTGTAAACTGAACATATTGTTTTGTACTAGCGTCAAAATCAAATACTTTCATATCTGGTCTTGTAGCTGTTGTTTCTACTTGTTCTGAGTCAGCTCCGTTAGTTGTCGCTGCGTACATTGCTGCAGCTGGAACCCAAATAGTTTCTTTTCCTGCAATTTTAACGGCAGCAGTTCCACTTTTAAGTACACCTGTTCCTTTAGGGTTTAAATTTATATCAACATTAGTTTCACCTGTTGCTGATAGAATTGGACCATTGCCTGTAGCTGCATTAGCTAAAGTTAATTCATTAACTGCTGAACTTGTAGCGGTTAAATTAAGTAATTCGTTTCCATTAGTATCTAAAATGTTTGTTCCAATTTTAGGACTAGTTAAAGTTTTGTTTGTTAAAGTTTGTGTTCCTGTAAGAGTCACATCTCCAGTTGCCCCTACAGTTGCCTCAAAAACTCCAGTGTTGGTTGCAACACCATCAAGATAAATAAGTTTATATCCTTTGTCATCTGTTGCAAAAGTAACAGTTGCTCCTGAACCGGACACTGCTTTTATCTGTACTGTTTGTGCGCCTGAGGTACTATTTTTAATGATGTAAAAATTTTCTGTAAGAAGAGGAAAAGTTACAACCCTGCTTCCTGATATTGATCCTGTTAATTCTATAACTCTTTGTTGAGCAGTTCCTGTTAAAGCACCGTCTGCTATTGTTAAAGCAGTTGGTGTTCCTGAATCAGT